TTAGGTCGTTTACGTGCAGGTAATGTAAGGCAATTTGCAGCAGCATCAACACCTGAAGGTTTTAGGTGGATGTGGAATACATTCGGCAGTGATGAAGCAAAAGCTAGACCTGATCGGCACCTTATCAGGATGCGAACTATAGATAACCCACACCTGCCGCCTGATTTTATTAAACGGCTAGAGGCTAACTATGACCCTAGTTTGCTTAGGGCATACCTTGACGGTGAGTTTGTTAACCTAACAACTGGGCAGGTTTATGATAGGTTTAACCGTGAAAAGCATGTATTAACTGAGCTGCCAGATTTTAATGAGGAGGCATTACGTATTGGCGTTGATTTTAACGTAGGTAATATGTCAGCGATTATCGCAGTAAGGCTTAACAATAAGCTGTTAGTGGTGGATGAAGTTAGCGGTGCGCATGATACAGATGCATTAGCGCAGGAGATAGTACGGCGTTACCCAGGCAGGCGGATGTATGCCTACCCAGACGCTAGTGGCGGCAACCGGAGTACTAATGCAACGCAAACCGATATCCAAATATTAGAAAGCTATGGCATGGGCAATCAATCACCACGTGCTAACCCACCAGTACGCGACCGTGTGGCATCAGTGCAGGCATTACTAGAAAATGGCAAAGGCCAGATTCGGTTACAAGTCGCGGCCGGTTGTAAGCGCACCATTGAATGCCTTGAGCTGCAAAGCTATACCGAAAAGGGTGAACCGGATAAGGATGCAGGATTTGACCACATGAATGATGCGCTGGGCTATTTGGTGTGGCGTGAGTTTAACCCGTTACATGCTGGTGCAGGCCGTGGGACTGGGATCCGCATTTACTAAGCTAAGATGTTGGTACAGGAGCTGATGGCACTGTTCAAACAGTAGTGAGGCGTGACTATGCAGGTTCAAGACCCTAATAGTGTATGGCGTAACCAGGAACCGCATTGGATTTTAATTGAAGATCTGATGCAGGGCACTTATGGGATGCGCCGTAAGCATCGCCGTTACCTACCGCAGGAACCTAGAGAGCTTGATGAAAGTTACGATAACCGGTTAGCGCGTAGCGTATGCCCGCCATATTATCAACGGCTAGAGCGGATGTTAGCTGGCATGTTAACACGCAAGCCAGTTAGGTTAACTGATACGGCAGATATTATACAAGAACAGTTGTTTGACGTAGATTTACAAGGTAATGACTTAAATGTATGGACATACGAAACAACACGTAAGATGGTACGTTATGGCCATGTTGGTGTTTTAGTAGATGCACCAAAGGCTGAATATGAAGGCCGCCCATATTGGTGTACTTACACACCACGCGAGATTTTAGGTTGGCGTTATGAAGGCAGCGAACTGGTGCAGTTACGGTTAATGGAAAAGGTAGTGCTGCCTGATGGTGAGTATGGCGAGAAGACAGCAGAACAGGTGCGAGTGCTAACACCAGGCGAGTATAAGATATATCAAAAGCAAAAGAATACTAATTTTGAATTAATTGATGAAGGCACGACTAGCCTTGATAAGATACCATTTAGCGTAGCATATGCTAATCGGTTAAATATAATGGAATCAAGGCCACCGCTAGAAGATATTGCAGAGCTAAACTTAAAGACGTATCAAGTACAGTCTGACCTTGACAACCAACTGCACATCAGTGCCGTGCCGATGTTGGCATTTTTTGGTTTCCCGTCGGCGGCGGAAGAGGTATCAGCAGGGCCAGGTGAGGCTATAGCATTCCCGGCTGATGGTAGGGCAGAGTATATCGAACCTAAAGGCACTAGCTTTGACCATCAGTTCAAACGTTTAGAGCAGATTGCAGGACAGATAAATGAGCTTGGCTTATCAGCCGTGCTTGGCCAGAAGTTATCAGCCGAGACAGCAGAAGCTAAGCGTTTAGATCGCAGCCAAGGTGATAGCACAATGATGGTAATTGCACAGAATATGCAAGATATGATTGATAATAGTTTGCAGTTTCATGCACAGTATTTAGGTAATACAACTGCCGCTGGTAGCAGTTATGTTAACCGCGACTTCTTAGGTGCAAGGCTTGACCCTCAAGAAGTTGGCAGTTTATTGCAGCTTTATACCGCAGGCACGATAACGCAGGAAACATTGTTAAATCAGTTGTCCCTAGGCGAAATATTAGGCGATGAGTTTGATGTTGATGCAGAATTGGAGGCAACAGCTAATGCAGGATTATGACCGTACCAGCGGCGCTATATCGTAACGCGATAGACCTTAACCGGTATAGCAATAAAGTAGCAAAGGATATTATTGTTGTATATAATGATATTATTGTTGATGCAGTTAACCAGTTAAGAACAATTGATGAGTTAGCAGCACCAGTAAAAGCAGCTAGGTTACGTGCAATACTTGCACAGTTACGCGATAGCTTAAATACATGGTCCGGCGGTAGCATTACGGCATTATCTACTGAGCTGCAAGGATTAGCAGAGTTGCAGACTGACTTTGCCACTGAACAGCTACGCAAGGCATTACCAGCAGGCGCACGTACCGCAATAAATACGGTTGAGGTTAGCCCGCAGTTTGCGGCATCAGTAGTAACAACTGACCCGACACAAATAGGAGTTATAACCTTATCAGATGATTTGTATGCTGCTGTTCAAGGAGCACCGCAGACATATAGTTTAACTGCAACACAAGGCACGATGATTACGCTGCCTAACGGCGAGGTAGTATCTAAAGCATTTCGTGGTATTGCAGTTGACCAAGCGGAGCAGTTTAGCCAAGTTGTACGTAATGGCTTGCTAACAGGTGAAACCACACCAAGCATTGCAAAGCGGTTAATTGGTAGGTTGCAGTTTGGTGATTATGGGCCGTTATCGGTTAAGCAATTAGCAGCAGCAGGTGGTGAGCTTACGGCAGTAGCTAATAACCAAGTTATGGCGCTTGTACGTACTAGCATCAATCAGGTTGCTAATGCTGCCAGCCAACAGGTATATGAGGCAAACCAGGATATAACCAAAAAGTATCGTTATATTGCAACACTTGACACCAGGACCAGTGCTAGGTGTCGTGCATTAGATGGCCGTGAGTTTGAGTATGGCAAAGGGCCGATGCCACCGCAACACTTCAATTGCTTACCTGGCGATGCGCTCATAGCGCCCTGTGGCCGGATTGCGGCGGCTTACCGTCGGCGTTATGAGGGCTTTCTTTACGTCATCAAAACTGCCGATGGTCACATAGTCAGAGTCACCCCAAATCATCCGATACTGACAAGTGCCGGCTGGCAGCCTGCTCAAAGCATCAATGTGGGTGATCAAGTTTTCAGCCGCTCGGTCATTCCAAACGAACTCGTTCATGATTGCCAAGAAGGCGATGCTGTAGCCACTGCTGAGGATGTATTTGGTGCGTTCAGGGAATCGAGCACGGTGTTCGCCGTGGAAGTGCCAACCACCGCCCCAGACTTCCACGGCGACGCATGGAGTGGTGGCCCAAGGGTCAATCTTGCAAAGCAAGTCGCAGTTGTACTTGCCAATCGGGAACTGCTGCTCACAGTCAATCCCGGCTTGCTCAAGACTTTGCTGGACTGTGGATTCCAAGGGGCCAATCTTGCGGCAGCGAGCAGCGGCCATTTTGATTTGCGCGGACTCGCTGTTGGGGCGGCCACGCTTAGCAGCATGAGCAGCAGCCGCCAATGCCTTGCGCTCGGCGGGGGTAGCGCGACCCATGCGGGCGGATTGTTGCTCGCTTCTATTCCTGAGCTTGCGTCCGGATTCCATGATGAGACGCTCTATGGGACGTGGCGAGATATTGAATTGATCGGCAATGCCGCGAACCCCGATGCCGTCGTCATAGGCGGCAATGATCAAGTCGATGTCCTTTGGGTTGGGCGGGAACCATTTAGCGGGCATGTCTACAATTTCGAGACGGAGAGCGGCACCTACTGGGCCGATGGCATCCTAACCCATAACTGCAGATCAACGACAGTACCGGTTCTTGATTACGATCAGCTTGGTAAAGATTTAGGTATTAAAGATTTAGAACCACCGCCAAGTGGTAAACGTGCAGCATCTGGCGGTATGGTGCCATCTGATACAACATATGGCGAATGGTTAAAAAAGCAACCTAGATCAGTTCAAAACGACGCGATTGGTGCAGATAAAGTGCCATATTTCAACCGATTAGCCGATAAGTATGGCGCTAAGGATGCCATGGCAAAGCTAGTACGCGATGATGGGTCGGAGCTATCATTAGATGACCTCCGCAAGCGTTACGGTGCCCAAACCTAAAAAGCCTGGTTTATACGCCAATATCGCAGCAAAGCGTGAACGCATTGAAGCAGGCAGCAAGGAACGTATGTCACGTAAAGGAAATCCTGATCGCCCTAGCGCAGGTGATTTTAAGGCTGCTGCGAAAACTGCTAAAAAATCTAAACCAAAGAAAAAATAGCTGATAACATAAGATTGCAAACGATTTGCACAAAATGACTGACGAACAATCAACAGCTCCCGACACACAAGCAATCCAAGCAGAACTAGAGGCTTTACGCCGCAAAAATGCTGAATTGCTAGATGACTACAAAAAAGCCGTAGCACAAGCTAAGGCCATACCTGATGGTGTCAATGTAGATGAACTGCTGGAATTCAAGCGCCAAGCCGAGCAAACTGCCCTTGAATCTCAAGGCAAATATTCCGAAGCAAGGCAGGTATTGGAGCAGCAGTACCGTGAGGCGTCGGCGGAAAAGGACCAGCGCATTACTGAACTCGAAGCCAAATGCCGTGAACTTGAACTCATCACACCAGCAGTAACAGCATTAGCAGATCTAGTGCATGATCCTGATATGGTGCTTAAAACTAAGTTAAGCAGCGATAAAATTGAACGTGAACCTGATGGCACTGTTGTTGTAGTAGATGGCTACCAACGCACACCAGTAGCTGAATGGGCAAAAACATTACCAGCATGGATGCAAAAGCAACCAAAACCACAAGGTAGCGGCGCACCATCAGGCCGTAGCACCACTGAGTTAGCAGGTATCAAAAACCCATTTGCACCTGAAACATTTAACCTGACGGAGCAATCAAGGCTGTTTAAGACAGACCGTGATATGTATGACAGGTTAAAGGCGCTAGCATAATTG